CCGCCGCCGCCCGAACCTGAGTTTGCGATAGTAGCGTTGCTGCCAGTTCTTGTTGGAATGCCGTCATCGTTACCACCATCGCCGCCGCCTGCCGTTCCAGTTCCACCGCGAGAAACTGTGTCGGCGCCGCCCCCGCCGCCACCTGCTCTGGTTACTGACGAGCCAGTTATTGATGACGCTGTTCCTGCACCGCCAGGGCCTGAACCGCCTGTCTGTGAAGTGCCTGCGCCGCTTGAACCGCCACCGCTACCAGTCGAACCAAACATTGTGTTACCGCCACCGCCGTTGAAGCCCTGCCCTGAAGTGCCTGTGCCTGCTGTGGTTGAACCTGTGGCGTTTGTACCACCACCGCCCGAACCGCCGTTGATGCCTGGACCAGCAACAGAAGCACCGCCGCCGCCTCCTGTTGCAGTGATTGAACTAAATACTGAGTTTGTACCGCTGCCGCCTCTTGCATCGGCTCCACCGCCGCCACCTGCGCCGCCGACTGTGACTGTCGTTGGAACTCCAGCGGTTACGGCAAGACCCGTGGCAGTCAGGTAGCCACCTGCGCCGCCACCGCCCCCGCTTGAATTGGCGTTTGAGGAACCGCCGCCGCCCCCGCCTGCGCCTGCAATGACAAGATATTCAACTGTTGCGGGGCCGAGGTAAGGCGCTGCTGCTGCTCTTTTGTACCCAAACGCTGATGCGCTTGCTAATGAACTAAGTATTGGCATGATTTCCCCTTATGCAAACTTTGTTTGTGTTTCTAAAACTGTAAAAGTAGCAGAAGCAGTTTTAATAATTGTAAATGAATAGGCATCAATTGCACTTGCATTACCAGAGGTAATAGCAGCAGGAACTTTAGGAGTTACTGAAGAACCATCAATTTGAAATGCGTTTGGATAGTATGCAGTAGTACCGTTTGTGTTAAGCCAAACAACAGTAAGCGCATCACCTACATTCATAAAAGTATTTAATGAAACGGTGGCTGAGTACCTAAAGTTAAGAGTATGGTTTGCTGTTGCGTTTGTTGTGTAATACCAAACTGAAGCAGTTCCAACATTAAAGTTAATTGTTCCAGTTGCTGCTGCTGCAACAACATTTACATCTTCATTTAAACCTCTAACTATATTATCAACTAGAGTTCCAGTAGCAACATTAGATGAACTAAGACCATTATTAACTGCTGTATTAACAGTAGGGCTTGTGAGAGTTTTATTTGTAAGTGTATCTGTTGTTGCTCTACCAACCAAAGTATCTGTTGATGTAGGCAGCGTAATAGTTCCAGTATTTGTAATACTAGAAATTACTGGAGTAGCAAGAGTAGGGCTAGTACCAAAAACAAGAGCACCAGTTCCAGTCTCATCAGAAATAACTCCTGCTAGTTGAGCAGAAGTAGTTGATGAAAGTGTAGCAAGAGTATCTGATGTCTTAACTAAAGTAGCAGATGAAGGAATAGTTGTACCGTTAACAGATGTAGCGGTAGCCACACCAAGTACGGGAGTTACTAGCGTTGGACTAGTATTCATAACAAAAGTAGAACCAGTACCAGTTTGAGAAGCAATACTAGTTACTGAACCAACAGATGTTATAGGACCACTAAGGTTGCTTGGTGCAACTGTTGCTGCCATTACATAAGCAGTTGTAGCAATCTGAGTTGTATTAGTATTAACAGAAGCAGTAGGTGCTGCAGGCACACCAGTAAAAGTAGGAGAAGCAAGTGGTGCTTTAAGGGCTAGGTTATTAGTAACAGTAGTTGCAAAGTTTTCATCATCACCTAAGGCTGCAGCCAACTCGTCAAGAGTATTTAATAATGTAGGAGCAGAGGCAATAACAGTTGCTAGACCAGCAGTAACTGCTGCATCTACATAAGCAGTATTGGCTGCATCTGTAGTATTAGCAACAGGTGTACCAAGACCTGTAATTTTATTTGCACCCATAGCAATAGCACCAGACATAGTGCCACCAGCAAGAGGTAAAGCAAGAGATGCACCACCAGTTACTGTTCCAGTTAAGTTACCAGTTACGTTACCTGTTACATTGCCAGTTACTGCACCAGTCAAAGGACCAGAGAATAAGGCTGCAGTTACAGTACCAGAGGCAGTTAAGTTAGCAGCAGTTGCTGTGCCAGTCATAATAGGTGCGCTAATAGTAGGTGTTGTAATTGTTGGGCTAGTAAGAGTTGTATTAGTAGTTAAAGTTTTGTTAGTTAGAGTCTGTGTGTTAGTTGTACCAACTACTGCACCTGTTGCACCGTGTCCAGTGGTTGCTTCACTATGTGCATTGGCTTCATTTAAGTCACGACCAATAACCATGTGGCGCACAATTGCACCAGCGGAGTGAATTGAACCACTGCCAGCATTATCAACACCTCTAACAATAGTTAAAACAGAACCAGATACTCCAGTTACATCTACAATTTCTTCAACAGCAGTATCTGGGTCAATGACAACACTATAAGTTTCACCGCCTGATGGTGTTACTGATGCCATTAAATTGCCTACGCTGCCTACAGTCATAGTTGTAGCAACAGCAGTAATACCGCTGTTTAATGTAGTCTGTTGAGAACGAGATGAGTATTTTCTAATTGTCATTTATCTGCCTATCAAAGGGAGTAGTGGACACGGATAGGATATTTGTCTTGCTGGTTCTTAATTTCTTCATTTAATCGTTGATTAAACAAAGCATAGACTTGCTTAGTAAGTGATTGAGATGAACCGTACGGACGCTTGGAATCTGTCTCATCTGCCTGTGGGCTAACCATTGACGCACGTGCTGGGTCAAGGTTAGATAGCAAGCGATAGGTAGCACCAAGAATAATTAAATCTTTACAGGACTCAGGCAGACCAGTTTGTGTTGTAAACACATCTGCGTTAGTAGTAAATGGAACTGGGTCAGTAGCATATACAACCTGAACAGTACGTCCCGAAGGGATGTAATCATAGATAGATACAGTCTGACCGCTAGTAAATGCAGTTGAGTTAGCATTACCATCAAAGCGGTAACTGCGAATAGGAATCCATTCTTTACTTGAACCTAATGCTTGATATGCAATACTAAGAATTTTACTAATGTTTAATGTAGTACCAGTAGTAGGCAACCTAAAGGCTGAGACTGCAGAGTTAGATGTAATTGTAGTTGTTGCAGCAGCAAAAATAGATGCACCAATTGCGTTAATAGTATCGTTAATTGCTCGCTTAATTACAAAACGTGGAAATGTAGGAGCAATAGTAACTTTAGTACCTTCTGTGTGTGCAGCAAGAGTAGTACCTAGATATGCTCTACCATAAGGAGCAATAGTTGCAGTGTTACCAACTCGGTCATAGTTATCTACCCAAAATAGTTCTTCATCAATCTCAATAATACCCTTACCTACACTGTCAGTAGATGCAAGAGATAGAGTAATTGGTGCAGCAATAGTTGAAGCAGTTGCTGCAACGGCTGCTGTAATGTGAGTAGCACGGTCTTGTTGAAGTGTGTAACCTGAAAGGTTCATTGACACTTCATTAATCATATCTGTTAGAGTAGTCACTATATAGTCCTTAATGCATCGCTTGCAGATTTACCAGTAGTACCAGCAAGTTCATTGCAGATAGCATTGAGTCCTTTGTATGCAGAGGGTTGACGGTTAGCATTAGCCTTTATATTAAGTGCTGCGATAAGTCCCAAGCCAGATGTACCAGCGTAAACATTGGCAGCACCTTGTGCAGCCTTGCCAGTTGTACTAGCAAGACGATTTAATTCTGCTGTTAAACTACTACCCGCTGTTCCTGCCATTATCTATACCCCGCTACTTTCTTTGCTATTGATTTAGGTTGCTTTACAAATTGCTTACCTTTGGCGTTGCCCCTAGCCTTGGCTTTATTAGTTGCTGCTTTTTCTGCAGAACTTAGAGAAGCCCAAGCAGCAGCAGGCAAATATCTTTTCTTGCCTTTTGATGGCTTGCCGTCAGAAGTTTTCCACTTCTGTGCGCTCCAATTTTTAAGAGACTGTTGAGACTTAGCCAATGCCATTACTTGTATCCTCCGCCTGCCTTCTTGTAACGAGCAGCAAGCAATTGAGCCTTACGAGCAGACCACTCACCAGGGTCTCCCCCTGCAGAGCCAGCCTTAATGCTCTTAAATAGTTTTTCACGCATTCCTGGTTTGGTGTAGTTACCAGCAGCATTGACTGTAGATTTCTTTTTAGTAGCCATTATTTCTTAGCCTTGTTTCTCTTAGATATGGCAGCAGCCTTAGCCTTTGCATCAGCCTTAGAACTAGCACCCCAAGCCTGCAGTGATAGAAGTAAACGAGTTGGCGAGCCGTCAGGCTTGCGTTCTGGTCCTGGCATTCCGCCCATACGGGCTAGAAAGGATGCCCTTCTAGGGTTGTCTCCAGACTTTACAGGGGCTTTGAGAGTGCCGCCCCTATAAGATGCTCTGCCTTTGGCATTGAGTCCACCAGCGGGGTTCTTGCCTTCTTTACGTGTCCAGGCTGCTGTCATTATTTTTCCTTAGCCATACTTGTGAGTTTGATAATAGAACTTCTGATTCATCTTTGACTGCCCCTACAAAAGTATCTATTGACCAGCCTGGCTGGAACTCAATACCTCTAGGGTCTTCCCATAGGTAGTCATCAAATGCAATAATCCCACCTGGCTTAAGTAATCTCCAAGCAAGTACGGCATCTTGTAGCACACCTTCTGCGGTATGGTCTCCATCAATGTAGATGAAGTCATAAGTTGGTTCTTCAACAGAACGAAGAAACTCTTTGCTGTCCATTTTGTACTTAATTACATTAGGTCGAAAAGCAATTCGTGAGTCGTATACACGCTCAACGTCTAACCAGTCCATAGCCTGATGTTCTTGCTCATCTGAGCCAGTCCAAATGTCAACATCTTCTAGCACGGAGTTCTTTGTAACAAGTACGTTATCTACCAGCCATACAGTTGCATCGCCTGTAAAGGCACCAATCTGTAAGAACCTAAGACCAAACTTTCCAGCAAGCGGTAATAATTGTGACTTAAAATTTTCTTTTCCAGTCACATCAAACCAATTAGGATATTTAGTTTGCATAACCCTTACCTCTACCAAAAGCATCGTAGTAGTTCTCGTCCATATTAAATCGCTTCATATGTCCTACAGTTGCAGCGGTATCACACCACAAAGGAATCTCTGCTTTATTTGCTACTGCAAAGAAATAAATGTCTTCACCAGTAAATTGCTTATTAGCACCTACTTCTGTAAAGAATGGTATTCCTGGCAATGCTTCTTTAATTCTTGTTATTACGCTGCGGTGCATTAGGCAAAAGCCCATACCAGCAGCACTTACTTGCATAAAAGTATTTTTAGGTAATGGGTCTATTCTTCTAATCCCAATACCTTCTGGCATCTCAGCAAACTCATAAACAGTTGCTAAGGGTTTCATCAATGGTTGCTCTGGTTCATTACTTGTAAAGTAAACACCAGTAAGCAATGGAATATCTACGGCATCTCTACGTTTCCAAAGTTTAAGAAACTTTTCTGGAGTAATCATAATATCTGAGTCAAGCCAGAGTAGCCAATCAGATTTATTATTATCATACCAACGATTGACTAACATCTCTCGTTGCTGTGCTATTTGATTACCATGAGCACGTATTGACCCAGAAAATTCTACGCCTGAGTTTATAAGAGTATCTACAACACCCTCCATAAACTTTCCATCTACCATACCATTGTCGCACCAAGCGACTGCTAAGGTTTCTTTCTTTTGTTTAGTCATTGTCCCCACCTTTGTTAGTTACTTCTTTTTGTAAATGTCAGGATATTTCTTTTGAAGTAGTTTAAGCATTGCTGCATCTTCTGGAGTCATTGGAGGAGCCTTAATAGGCTTAAGTACTTTTGCAAGTCCACCAACTAATTTAACTTTAGGCTTAGCCTTAGGCTTAGGAGTAGGCATTACTTCTTCTTGCCCATCTTTTTCATAGGCTTCTGAACCATCTTCTTACCAGACTTTTTTGCTGCTTTCTTTGCTGCCATTTTACCTGCTGCTGTGTATGGAAATTCCATTTTTCCGACCATTGGCATTATTGTATTCCCGCTTCCTTGAGTTCTCGCATTACTGTGGCTGTTGGTTTGTCTATTTTTTGTGCTTGTACCATTGTACCGCCATCATATGCTGCACCTAATCTATCGGATGCATCATGTGCCGCTTCTATCTGTTTTCTTTTTGTACCGTTAGGCTGGATGCCTTGTGCTCTAGCGCTACGATATGCTTCGAGTTCAGAGTTCCATTTTTTCTGTGTAGTGCCACTTGCGATTACATCGCCTCTAGCATCACCTGCATTTAACTGAAGGTTCTTAGCCTTACAGCCAAAGCAATCCTCATTGCATTGAGTATGGTCAATAGAAACTTCTTCATACTCAAATGGCTTGTCTGCCGTTACATCACATAATACGCAACCCCAAAGGGCTACTTCAAAGTTATGGTCTGCGCTAAATCCCCACTCAAGTACCTTGCTAATATGTTGGTGCATTTGTCCCTACTCTGTTGTAAAGTTAGCCGAAGTTACAATTCCGTCAGCAATCATTGCCGTTCTAATAGCCTCAGTAATTCCAGTATGTTGACATCCGCCCATATAGTAAGCAGTGTAAGTTGCTAACTCATCTTCGGTTGGATACTGCGTAAGATAATAAACACCAGCATCTAAGATGATGGTATAACTTTTAGTTCGTTGTTTAAAGTGTGTGAACAAACGGTGACCACCAATGTGACCCTGTTCTAGGGTTGGTGTTACAAGTGTGTATGTTGCCATTGTTCTCCTTAATGAACTTACCAAGAGGCAGGGTTTCCCCTGCCCCTCAGTCAATCAATTAAGCGACTGATGAACCGTTAAGAATACGATACAGGGCTGCTTCGCGGTAACGCTTGAAGCCTAGTACGCCGTACCAACCCATTGGGCGGAAACGCATCAACTGGTCAATGACTGGACCGATAACTACATGTGGCTCTTCAGCAACGGCTTCAGCCAGTGCTTCCTTACCACAAAGAATTGTACGGTATACCTTGGCGCTTGAAGCACCGTCAGTATCGTTGAACATACGAGCAGACTCTACAAAGTAGGCTCCTTCATATGAACCAATTTCTCCAGCCCAAATGTTGTCATTTGAGTTGTACTCGTGAGGCAAACGCCATCCACCAGCACCAGTCTCAGCACGAAGGTCGTGTGAAACTTCTGGGTGAATACCTGCCCAGTACATTGAACCCTTACGAGGAACTGACAGACCTGAACGCAACTTAGCAACAGCCTTACGGATGTTAGCAGAAGTGATTGTATCTGTAGCAGCAATTGTTACTGTGTTAGTACGTGTACCACCGTAGATGATGTTTGTGCCACCACGAAGTTCAGTCTGTGCAACTGTATCAATTGAACCTGCAAGGTTGAAAGCGATAATGTTAGCAATTGCTGGGTCTACATCAGCAAGGCTGAATAGTTCCAAAGCACGTGTAACAAGGACAGAGTTACCATACTCAGCAAGAGTAATAGTAACTGATGTTGGAGCAGCAATCTGTACTGAGTCACGCTCAGTTGATTCTGTCAAAGCAGTTGTCTGTTCAGACAGGTCTGCGTATAGTTGTAGGACTACGGTTGAGCCAGGGTTTGCTAACTTAGTGGGCTTCTTATCTGCGACACTACGAATTAGGGGTTCTGAACGCAACGCAAAGTCTAATAGTCGGTCATACGCCTTTTGGACGAGACCTGCAGCACCAGCGGTACCAGCGAGATTGCCAGTAGAGGATGTATATGCATTAGCCATTGTTGTTCACCTCCTAGGTGAGTTGTGAAATTACTATGTATTTATTACTGTTGAGAGTAGATAATTTGATTCAATTCTTCTGCGGATGCCGCATTATTAATTCGACTCAATAAATCTTCTGCTCGGTCAGGGGTCGTACCAAGTTGAGTAACTACATCTTGCTGCCGCAAGGCTGCTCGATTAAGTTCTCTTTCTTCGTTTACCTCTGGCTGTGTTAATCCAAACAAGTCTCCATTATCTAAAAGCCAGTTATTAACCGACTCTTCGCTAATATCATCCAAGTCTTTCAGGATTAATCGTTGTGCCTTTGGATTGACACCCTTCTGTTCTAGGACCTCTTTGACTGTACGCTCACGCTGCGCCTTGGATAATCCCTCAAGTTGCTCAGTGAGTTCCTTGATACGCTTCTCATCGTTGCGCTTGGCTTTCCGTAACTTTTTAAGTAAGTCACTTCCATCCATCTGCACTTCGTTGTCGGTATCTAGGTCGTCTTCGTCTTCATCCCAGTAGTTGTTGCTCATAGCAACCCACCCTTCTATTCGTTTGAATCGCAAGCCTCAGATTCTAGTCGGGGAACTAGCCTGGCTCTTACTACCAGTCTTCTACGCTATGTGGGCTGGTCGGTCACATAGGAATCTATTTTATATTAAGCCTGCTACTGATGATTTCTTTAAGTAGCCTGTTGAGAAAGCACCCTGTGCAGCACCTGCACTACCTTCAAAGTTAGCACGTTCTTTAGAAGCCAATACATTACGCTTGCGCTTTGCTGCATCGCTAGACTTTAAGAATTCTTCTACACCAGTTTCCTGTGTATATTTAATACCAGTTTCACCATAAATGTTACCCAATTTAGTACTCTCTGGTAATACGCTTGCAATATTTGCAGTACCTTCAAGTGCGCCAGCACGGTCAATACCGTATCTAGCAAGGTCACTTGCTGATGTAAGACTGGTTAATAAACCTTGTCCAGTAAACGCTGCACCAATTTCAGCAGACGTTACCTTCTCTTTTAACTTACCAATAGTTTCTGCTGGATTAAGGAAGTAAGCAACCAAATCTTTGTCAGTAAGACTTGGGTAGAACTCTTTAAACATTGCCTTAATAGCAGGGTCAGCATTAACTACACGGTCTTGAACTGAAGAAATACGGTCTTTAAACTCAATTGCATTAATATCATTTGCAATATATTCGCTAAATTGTTTCCAGTTTTGATTAGGGTCTACACTAAGCATGTTACCTAAACCGTATGCCCTAAGAGTATTAGCATATGAATCTTCAAGTTCAATGTATGCAGACTCAGACATAGCATTAAGTCCCTTTTTAGTACGAGCAAAATTACCTGCAAAACGTTTAGCATATGCTCCATTAGGATTAGTCTTAAGCGCAATAAGCGCCTCTCCTGCTGTTTTGCCACTAGTCATGTAACCCATGATTTCATCAGCAAGACTGCTTAATCCATATGATGCAAACAAATCTCTAAGTGCTGCAAATGCATCACGAGTAGCCATGTCAATGTCATCAGATTCAGTAATATCTTTAAATGGTGGATTGCCAAAACCTCGAACTCCTAGATTTATTAAAAAGTCAGACTCTGCTTGTTCTGCTGCTGTAAATTTTAATCCTTGTGTGGCTTTTCCTTTTAATAATTCATATCTATTTTTATTATAATTTTCAGTCCATTTTTTGTCTGATGCAGAAAGCAAACCTTGTGTTGCCCTGCCTTTAAGATATTCATTATATTCTTGCGCTTCTGAACTATTTAAATTTTTTGGAACAGTTCTATTTGTTGTATCTGCCATTAGCCCATGAATCCAAACGACTTAAGTATAGTGTTAGCAAAGTCAGCAGCAACATCGTGTGCTTCATCTGTTTGACGCCATAGTGGGTTTGCTTGCATCTGTCTAGTAAACTCTGCGGTACTCATAAGTCCGCCTTCTTTTGTAACTGCTGCTATAACATCTTGGTCAACTAATGAGTTAGGAATTGCTATTCCCAACTTTAGTGATTTAAGTCTTGCATACTGGTCAGTAATACTTTTAACAGTTCCACCATCTTTAATGTGCTCTCTAAGATTGCTATATACAGTCATAGCATTTAAACGCATAATTTCTGTTTGTTTTTCTATAGCGTCTTTTTCTGCACCACCAGCAATAACATACCTAAGCGCTTCGCCTGCTGTTAATGGCTGCCCATAATCAGCCGAAGCCTTTTGTAACAAACCAATTTGAACAGCAACTTGGCTACCCTTAGCAGACTTAAGAAGTTCACCTGCATCTGTACCCTGTAATGTATTTATAACAATAGCGTTCTTAGCATTAAGCCGTTCATCTGGTGTAAGAAAAGCACCAGTACGTGTGCTTTTAGTTATCTTTCCAGTTGAGTCACGAACACTAACAGTTTCAACACTTGACTTTAATTCACGTGTATTAATATCTTTATAGTAAGCATCTTTTTCTTCTTGTGTTGCTGCTCTGCCTATGGCATCAATCATGTATTCATTGATTTCAGTATATGCATCGCCAATAGTAGTTAAGTTAAGGTCTGAATCCTTAAAGGTACCACCCTTGCTTGTCCCTGCACTTACTCCACCTTTAGAACTAGCAAACCATACATCAATTAGTGGTGCTTCTTTAGCACCACCATACTTAACAGCACTAACTGCTTCATAAGTATATTTACTAATCATTAGGTCAAGACCAGGAAGCCAGTCATAACCCGATAGTTCACTACGTTTAATATAATTTTTAGCAAGCAATTCTTGCTTAAGTTTATCTAAGCCACCTGGTCCTGGATATCTCTTAAGAAATTCTTCACGAGCCTTTACAACACTTGTATATGGTTGCATTGAAGAAGAACCATCAGGATTCTTAATGCTAACAAAATAGGTTCTAACACCTGATGCATCTGCACTACCAGGTCCAGTAACAGTACCATCAGAGTTAACCGTATAGTCTTTAAACTTATTGTTAGTTATTTCTTCTGGATTGCCTTCTGTAGTACTACCTGGGGTTACTACTGGCTTAACACCAGCAACCTTATCTTGAGCAGCCTTAAGCGCAGTTCTTGCTGCCGCTTCTGCTGCCTTGTCGCCTCTGTTAATTGCTTTTTGTAACTCTAATTCAATTAGAGGAATATCGGCTTTGGCTAATGCCGTAGCATTAATTGATTCTTTATCTTCTTTTTCTTTTGCTGCAGCATCGTCAATTTCTTTTTTACGAGCAAGACGTGCTGCTTCAGCAACATCATACTTTCTTTTTGCAATATCATACTGAACTTTTGCAAAGGTCCATCCTTGTGTATTAGGCTTAGCCGCATCTAAACGAGCAAGAGCCCTTTTATACTCTTCTCCAGTTTTAGTTGCTTGATTATAAAGATTAATGTATTTAGCATCATTTGTATATTTAGCCATTACATTAACTCCTTAAAAGTATAGTATGAATCACGTGAATAAAAGTTAAGAATAGATTTAAAGATTGCTCGGTTTGCTTCTTTTAGATATAAATCGCCTATCATTAATTCATTCAAGTCAGCCTCAATCTGTGCTTTACGTTCAGCCTTTATTTGTGTTCTATTAATTACATTTTTTAATTCTGGGTCAGTAGCAAGTGCAATAAAATCACGCATCATCTTAATGGCTAATGCCATACGTTGACGTGTTGCTGGATTGATATTAACATTAGGGTTAATAATCATTTGTTCTAGGCTATTCATTAATACTGTTTCATTACCAATGGTATTACCACTGCCAATAAGTTCTGAGTTAAGTAATGGGTTATTAGCCTTAAGCGCAGCACGTTGTTCAGTTGCTGCTTGGATAACGTTTGCACGCAGTTCTGGGTCTGACATATTACTTAGGATTTCTTTTTCCTGACGTGCAATGTTGTAATACTTTTGTTTGTCTTCTGCTACCTGCAAATCTCTATAGTAATCTTCAAGACTTTTGCTCTCAACAAGACCTGCTGATTGAATCCAATTGTATGTAGCAGCATTGAAGTCACCAATTTGTGGTGCAAATATGTATGCTACTTCACCGTATTGCTCTATCAACTTGGCATTCTTAATGCCCCAGTTCTTTAACTTATCTGTGTTCTTAATAAGAACACTAGTCTGCTTATCTTCACGAGATACTGTATAGATAAGTTTACCTGGGTTAGTACCAATATAGGTAGCCAATGCTTCTTCGTATGGGTCTGTAACGTCTCCATCGCTAGATGCAATAACACCATTAAGGATGTCAAAGAACTCTGAACGTAGACTAGAGATACCAGTATCCTTGATGTAATCAGGAACACCTACAGACTCCATAGTAGTAGGAGCAACAGGTGATAACAGCCCCAAGAAATGACGCATAAACAACACATTGTGTGCTGAGATACGAATGTTATTTAGATACTTAGCCTTATCCTCATCACTAGCATTAGGGTCAATACCTCTACCATGTGCTGCATCATAAGCAATTGCCTGCATAGCAGCAGTTGTCTCTTGACGAGACTTCTCATCAAATGGAAGCATTCCCCATACACGTTGCAAAGAAGAAGGAACTATAGCGCGAAAAATATCTACGTTATCGCCAATGTTACCTAGTGCAAATGTATCAATACTCTCACCTAGTTGCTGTGAGTATGGCTGTAATGTATCACCAATAAATGGAATCTTACCTGGTACTACACCTAATATATTTTTAAGCGCAATAACGCTAAGACCTGCAATAGGACCAGATAATGTAGGAAGACCAGCATCTTGCGAGAATGATGGGTTAACCATGCGAAGTTTAAATGTAAACTCATTAAACAAAGGCTGTTTATATCCTTGCAATCCCTGTCCAGTTAGCATACCAATTGTTCCATTAGTTGCTTTAAAGATTACATTATCCATAGGCATTACTACATACGGTTCACCATTAGAATCATTATGAATAGCGCCGCTTGCTTCAATGCCTACATTAGACAAACGCAAGCGATATAACGTACGTGGTGCAACATCTTTCAAACGATATATACGGCGATAGAAGTCTTCTGTTGCACGATAGTAACGACCTACAGTACGTATGCTAAAAGCAAAGTTAGAACGAATCTTAGGGTTATCAGCAAACTTAAGAATAGTATCTGCTGCTTCACGCACTGCTAATTCAGTAAATCGTTTTTCTGCTACACCTTTATACTTTTCAGTAACAGCATCAATTTGCTTTTGAGTAGCACCAGGGAAAGGACCCATCTCACGTGCTACTTGTTGACGTACAAACTCGCTCTCAATACCTGCATACTTCTTACGAAGACCTGTGTATGTAACCATAATTGCTGGCTGACGGAATACACCTGTTACTTGTTGGTCCATCCAGTCCATCATGGTATTACCTGCACGCTTAAATACAGTTTCAATATTAAAATCACCAAATGCTAGTTCAGTATTAATTGGTCCACTAATACGAAACCCCTTACTTGCATCATGAAACTCATCTAATGGAATACGAGCAACTGCTTCATTCCATGAAGGTATACGACCACTGTTAGCAGCCATTCTTTCTAATTCACGATAACTACTTTTAACTACCTTAAGCAAACCTTCATTAAACTTGTTTACATCTCCATGAAATGTTTCAAACATATCAGTAAACATACGGAATAACTGTCCACGCACAATCTGCTCATCGCTTAAGCCTTTTGCTCTGGCTTGCACTGTATACATAGAAAGTTCTAAAAACGCATTAACAGTTTTTTGGTCTGCAGCATCTTTAACAATCCAAGTTTTAGTTAACTCATCAAACTTAAAACCAATTTTAGTCATACCAGCATCAAGTGCTAGTTCCATCATTTCCTTACCAGTACGAGGGTCAATCTCACCTGGCTTTAATGCATTGTATCTAAAGAATATGTCTGCTGGATTAAGTGTAACTTCATCGCTTAATTTAGCCTTGTTACCAGCCAACATTTTAAACCATTTTTCAAAGTGTGCTAATGCAACTTCTTGTTCTGACAACATACCAGTATCAATAGTACGTGTACCCTTACCCATTTTAATACCAAGTGCTGCAAAAGCCATATCAAGCATAGATGGTGTAATGACAGAAGCGGTTACTTCATCGCCATAGCGACCAGAAATACCACTAGCAGCAACAATTGATGCAGCCATAGAGTTTAATGCGTCAGGTGAATGAACAAATGATTGCATAAGATAGCCAACGGATTCTTTATCAACATAACGACCATACATATTAGAAATATGTTCTGCAATAGCCTGACGTTTTTGGAGACTAGACATCATTGCTGGGGCTACATCAAGTTCAATAGCCTTAGCATTTATAATGTTTTCACGGTCCATTATTGATAGGGCTTCTTCGTGTGAATAACGTGGTTGCTTACCANTTCGTATAGCAGCATTAGATTTAGGCNCTAACTTTAATGCNGCTTGTATGCTTCTGCGTANTGGACCACTAGCAGATTTAGAACCTGTAGCAGCACGAGACATATTTCCTAAACGTAAACCTTGTAATGATGCAAAGTGACGTATATCTTTAGTTGGTGCAGACAATAAATACATTGTTGCTTCATCAACTGCAGAACGTATACCTAAACGTGGAAACAAAGTTAAGATAGACCAAGTATCAACTAACTTTTTTGAGAAATTACCTTGTGTTGCGCCACCAAGTGCGTTAATAATGTTTTTCTTAGATTTAATTTCCCAAATAGTTGAACCAATAATCTCATAAGGTAGTGAACCAACAGCCCATGTACTTTGATATGGTTGAATTGGACCTTCTGTGTTAACAAAAAAGCCAGTTTCAGACTCGCGCACAGAGTTTGCTGGTGCAAACTTAGCATGTTCTGGATTAATAGCAAGGTCTCTTTTAGTTGCAAAGCCTGCTTTGTCACCATACTTATCCTGAAGGGTCTTAATAATTAATTCTTCACCCTTAACACTACCGCCAAGACCCATTGAGTACATAGTTGCAGCATCTAGGTTACGTAAAATAACAATTTGCTCATCTGCAGTTGAATCAAGAAATCGAACTGTTAATGCTTGAGCCATTTCTTTTGGTAACAACTGACGAGCACGTGCTGTAAAGTTAGCAGATGTATCAATAGCATTAACACCAATACGTACTTCTAATCCTTGTGGAGAACGAGCAGCCATCTGCCCAATTTTTTTCCATCCTTTAATTTCCTCATTAGCCTTTAACAAAGCAGACATATCAGAGTCTTTAGTAACTAGACGTTGCAAGGAATCTTCAGTATTAAGAAGAGCAGCAGTGATTGGTTGCAAGTCAGCATTACGTTCTGCTGCAGTACGAGACATGTTATTAAATCTACTATCAAGTCTACGAACCATAGCATCAGACATTAAACGATGCTGACGTGCAACAGCAACACCATTGCGCATGTAGGTTATTCCATCAACACGACCAGCAATAAGTAAGTTTAAATTACCTGCATCTTCAAAAAATCTTTGAGCACTCATTGCATTAAATACTTTAGACTCACTTAATAGTTTAATTGCATTAGGGTCATTATACCCTGGAAAGTTTTTAGCAATATTGTCAAGTGCTAATGAACGTGCTCCAGCATCACCTTTAGAATCTGCAACCTTTTTAAGTGCAGGACCAATACCATCTTCCCACAATCTAAACACTAATGGTTCTTTAAATATAGTGTCAACGGCGCGTTCAACTGGAACGCCATTATCAATCATCTTAAGTAATGAGTTAGTAATACGCTCACCCTTGGTAACACCTTTACTAAGTCCACCTGTCATCCAAGTAAGTGGGTCTACTGCAATCTGATACATAAAGTCAATGTAGCCAGAAACATTTTTAGTTTTACTACTAACACCGCTTGAAGGTGGTCTACGGTCAAGCATGCGAGCAATGTCTCGACCTGGAGAAACCTGTGCATATTTAACTCCGTCTAAAACTAATTTAAATGCATCAGGGTCATCATATGCTTTTTTAATTGAGTTAAGTAGTTCTGCATCTAGTTTACCAAAATCTTGTACAATTTCACCAGGGGTCTTACCATAAAGTAAACCCTTGGCAACTTCAACATCATACTTACCAAAGTAATCTGTTGCTTCTTTTAGCGCACCAAGGTCATATTGATTTTTGCCATCCCATGCATCTGTCCATGTTTTCATAGAAAACAAATCTGCACCTTGTGCAACCTGACGTGCAACCTTATAGGGTTCGTTAATTAAACGATTATACTGTCCACCTAATTTAAACAAACCAATAAGAGGCGAAGCAAGTACTTTACCAACATTTTTAACAACGCCCAAAAGACGGTCACTCACATCTGGTGCTGCTTGCATGTAATCAGCATCTTTAAACATAAACTTTAATTGGTCTTGTACACCAGTATCTAAACCATCAAATTGTTTGCGTGCAATTTCAGTATCAAGTTTAGCAAGTTCACGATGCTTTTTAATTGTGTAACTCATTTGTTCTACTTGAGTTAACTCTACACCAGTTAAACCTGCAGATTTAGCAGCAACATAAAGGTTTGGTGAAACTTCAGCAACAACAGATTTAATGTACTGAACCATTAGTACCCTTTATCAAGTAGTTGTCTATAGATTAATTCTGCATCACCTGATGGGTCAAACTGTGCAAGATGTTTTATTGTGTCAATTAATGTTGGTGCTTGATTTGGTAGACCACGCATTGCTTCAGTTCCAGGACCTTCACCCTGATTAATTCCAGATGTAATAGGTTCGTCTGGACGTTCTGTTGGCGCATTTAATGGGACAATACCTGCCATAGAAAATGGATTACCAGCCATTGCTGCTTCACCTTGCATAGTATTAGTAGCACCATTCTCACCATAACCAAAACCTGTGTACTGCTGTTGTGGTTGTGTCATACCTTCAGTAGCACCACCATCTGTACGCGCTGAAAGCGCACCAGGACCTGATACAGGTGCTGGATTATTGGGCTGACGATAACCTCCACGTGCCATTACTCGTCCTCCTCATCCATGTATTTTCTAATGTCTTCTAATGTTGGTGCTGTTTGCATCCACTCAGGATGCATTTCTTTTGCAGATAAAATCCATAATGCATTATCAACCGTAAATCCTGCTCTACGCAATGATTTAAAAAACTCATGCAGTTCAATTGCATATTGGTCTAACTTTGAGTAACTCTCATCAGCAACTGTTTTAACCTTTGTGGTTCTCTTACGAGGTGTTGCCATGATTACTCCTTAAATTGCTCGTTCCCTAGTAGTACTTACTGCTGCTCTTGCTTGTCCACCGCTAGTTAAACTACTTAACATTGTTTGTAAATCTGGTCTAGCCTGTATTTGTGGCGGTGTTGGAGAGCCTCCTGCTGGTGCACCATCGGGAGCAGGGGACATTTGCTCAACCGCATTAGTCGGTTCACCAACAGGAGGAACCTCTTGCTGCGGAGCAAAGGTTGCTTCTATCGCGTCCTCTAATGCTTGTCCCTTTTGACGAGCCTTTATTACCGCAGCAATCTTACGAACTACATCTGAAGCATCCTGACCTTGAGTAGCCATCTGTGGAATTGCTTGTGTATATGCCGTAAGTGAACCAAGTAGCGCAGAGCGCATTTCTTCAATTTCAATCTTTTCTAATTCTTGTGTAACGTTAACCGTAAATGGTAGTTCTCTCATAGCCATATCTCGGCTGATGAGTTTTCCTCCAAGTGCTTGAAGCATAAAAATAAGACCTTGTGCTGGATTAAGACCAGCAAGCATGCCGTAACGGACATCAGCAGAATAATCATTCTTGATGTCTTTAGTTGGTTTGTATGTAATTTCATAAGGTGAACCCGAATCTACTCCACGAATTGTCTTTTCTTCTGGATAGATTAATTCATCTACATTAAAGCAAAGACTAATAATGTCCCTAAGTGTTGCAGCAAAAATTGCTTGTGCAGATTTAACCTGTGTATCAAAGGCTCCCATAAGAGCCTGTACTCCTTGACCAGTAACAATAGAAGCATCTATGTTTCCAGTACGAGATTCAGGGTATCGTGTACCAACACGTAGTTCTTGATTAAGAACCTGTTGTTCTGTAAATGCACCTTGTGGCAAAGTAAGTTCTACACGGCGAACACCTGCTGGATTGGCTGTACGGATAACAGCGTCCCCACCAAGCATAAGTTCTTGCACATCTTGTGGCAGAACAATTGGTGCTTGTACTGACTTCTCTGCTGCTTCCATTGCAAGTAATGCGAATCGGTTGCGCAGTAATTGAATACCCAATACATCGTCAAACTGCCCACGTAGTTCACCATCAATAGATGGCTTACGTGCAACAACAACCATCATNTTNCCAAGTGGGTTAGCAGCCTGAGAAAGAACNAGGTTGCTTCTACGTGGTACATAAATTATAGATTGGTCTTTATCGTAATAACGAACCATCTCAATTACTGCATTAAGGTCTTGNTTGTATCCATCTTCTCCAAGAAGTTCTCTATCATACTCTGGGAACTGAGATACTAGTTCACCAAGTGTCATAGAGTATCTCTTAGCAAATGCCACACAACGTCCATAGCGGTCAAACTCTGGGTAAGCCCCAATAGGATTTTCTATGCGGATACGTGGCAGTTTTGCTTCATCGTCTAATTCAATAATGAAAGGGACGAATCCATATGTTAGGTACCAGTCAGCACCCGAGTACATTTGTACTGCTAGGTCTGAATGTTGGAAGTAATTAGAAGCAATACGAGTACGCTTGTCAGCAAAGGTACGCGCTCTATCTGATACTTGATTGGCTGCAGAACAGTTAACCGCTGGAAGCGGAGCCATAACTTCAGATAGGTCGCGTGCAACAATGTCAATAAAGTTTGCTACTACGTTAGCGTCAACACCTTCTGGAAAAAAGTTAGGATAAACTTGAGCAATCTTTCCTTTACGGACAGCAAGCACATCTAGGTTACGCGCATCACGTTCGTGATTGCGGTAACGCAGGGAATCAACCCGTGCTGTTACCTGCTCTATTGTTAAAGCCATTATTGTCCTAACGTAGTTTTAAAAATTACTTGTAAACTTTGTTTACGTTGCTTCCGCCACTGCCTTTTATGCCAGCAGTAGTACGTGCCTTTTTTAGTTTTTCTTGTTTATTGTGAACATCAAGTTGCTTTTTAACTAAGCGTCCACCTACTA